TGTATGGATTTATTGATTCATTTTGACCTAATAATTGATTTATATAACCATAATTACCTAAATTATTTAATCCACCACTAAAAGCATTAGTCATTCCAATTGTTCCTGCAGCAGAAGCATTTGCAGCGCCTATGCCAAGTGAGCTAATAGAATTGGCTGAATTAATTCCAATATTTGCTCCTGTATTATTAGTTCCTGTGCCAATTCCTGCAATATTAGCTAATGTATTATAAATATTGCTACGTTGTGTTTGATAATTATTAAATGCGTTTTGATAAGCATTACCTGCATAATTTTGAGCAAATGTATTTGCACCTTGTAAGGCATTTCCACCAATTCTTCCACCTAAAGCATTGTTTTGTGCATTAACATTTCCCAATCCTTGTTGAAGTCCAAAAGCATAATTAGGTGCAATATTAGCGTTTAAATCGGTATTGCCAAATTGGTGAGTTAAATAACCTGAACCTGTAGCTAATCCAATTGGATTACCATTTGCATCATATTGTTCATATTCACCTGATCCTAATGAACCTATAGCATTTAAAGCGTTATATCCTGTGGCTCTATATGGAGCAAGATAAGCATTTTGTTTATTAAACATTGCAAGTTGTTGATTTTGTGCATTTTGAGCTGCTTGTGCTTGAGTATCGGCTGCACTATTAGCACCTAATGCTCCAATAACTGATGATCCAACTACTGCTCCGGCTATCCAACCTGCCATGATATTTCCTTTTCTAATATAAGTGTTTCAACTTTATTTAACTGTTTTACTCTGTTTTCACCTAAACCACATTCAGGCACTACATACAATCTATCTTCTAATTCTTCTATATTGTTAGAATTATCTAGATTTTCATAAATATCAACCCAAATAACTTCTTCATCAAATACTCTGCCAACTCTTTTTTCGCCAGCTTTTGCATCAAATTCCATAGGCGCTGTTAAAGTTTTAATTTTATCGCCTATATTTACAGCAATTGTGCCTTTTTCAAGCCTTACTTTATAATCTGTTTTATGTGCCGCACCTGTTAAAATAGTCCATTTTGGAACAATTATTTTGCGCTCATAAATTTTATCTAAAAATTTATGTTCAGTTACAATGTTAGATTGCTCCATTTGTAATAACACATTTTCAAGCTTTTCAATCTTTTCTATTGTAACATTTTCAATTGATTGAATATTTGAAAAGTTATTAACTACATCAATATCATTCATTGATTATAATAAGGAACTTTAACTTGTTTTCCGTTAACAGTCATATTTACAAAACCTTGAGGCGCAGGGGGTAATTGTGCTGTGCCTGAAGTTGCTGTATCAGCATGACTAAAGTTAACTAAATTTAAAAAATATTGTTGCCACGCTCTATGTGGTCTTTTGCTTGAAGGCTCTAAAAATTCAGCTTGTGGGTAAGGATTTGTCTGATTTGAACCATAAATACCATTTGACATTAGTTTTCCCCTTCAGATGCTTTTAGATTAGCAGATATTATAACCGATTTAACAGGGTCGGTAACTACCACTTCAAAAACTCTATCTCTTGACCAACCCAATCTACGCCAAATAGCACGATTTTTATATTTACCTATTTGACCAATAGAAGTCCAATGTTCGTTTGACCATGTAGAACCTCCGTCATTAGACCAACGTAACATAGCTTGTGGGTTAGCACCTACAGTTGCTAATGATGATGTTCCTGCAATAGCTCTACCTGCAATTGCTAATCCTGCAACAGCACTTGTAGATGAATAAGTGGTTTTAGAAAGACCATTTAAACCAACGCCAGGTTGAAATTGTATTTGGAATTCTTCTAAATATTGACGTTGTAAGTCTGTAACAAGGTGTGGCGCTCTGCGTAAACGTCTAATTTCTTGACCATTGTCAGTATAGTTATTAGAGTCTAATTGGTAAAGAATACCATTTTGCCAATCACCCACATAAACTAAACCTTGAAATACAGTTGAGCAATTGCCTCTGTGTCTATGATAAACATTGTTATTGTCTACCCATAGCCATTTGTGCCACATATTAGTAGTTGCGTCATAAGCCCAAGTTAAATCTATTGTTGGGAAAGAAACAACATAAACTTCATGTCCTTCTAGTTGATAAGTCCATGCTATTGCGTCATCTACATATTGATCTACTAAAGTATTTTCTACAGCATGGGTTGATATTCTTTGTGGGATATAACCATTCATTTGCATAATTTGAGCTTGACCACGATTGTTACGAGAAACATAAGCAAATGAGTTACCTACTCTAGATAACGAGAATTGAGCCGCTATACCATGTTGAGTAGATGTGCCTGGAATACGTTGGAAAGGAAACGGAAATGTTCCTACGTCTACCCATACTTCTGATGATTTCTCACCCATTAAATAAACTTCTCTATGATCTACAATAAGAGAAACTAGGTTATCAGGCGATCCGTCTTTAGATGAAAAACTTAAAGCTGAAGTTATAGGGCTTAAAATATTGGAAGCTGCCCATTGTTGTGAATTAGGGTCGTTATATACAAAATAATTGTCTACAGTATCAACTGTGTTAGCACCTTGAAATGCGCCATCAGATGAAGGAATAATACTAAAATTCAATCCAAACATTGTTTGAGATGCGACAGTTTGAGAGTTATTTAAAACATAATTACCTGTTCCACCTGAACCTGAACCAAAAGTTAAATTAAGGGTTAATCCTGTGCCTGTGCCATTTGTTGATGTAGACGCTGGATTATTAGGTAATGAAGTATATTGACCTGGACTTGTTTGCGTTAATGATGTAACTGCACCTGTGCTAGTTAAAGTTGCTACTGATACAGTAAATCCTGATCCTGTGCCACCAATTGATGTGCTAGGGGCAGACAATACTGTTCCTGTGTTTGTAAAACCTAAACCTGGTGATGTAATAGAAACTGAACTTACTGCGCCACCTGATACCACAATAGTAGCACTTGGATATGTGGTCGCAACTGGGCCACTTACATAAGTCATTTGAACATTATAATAAGTGCCATTTGTATAAGAAGAACCACCTGAAATTGTGCCTACTGTGGCTACACCAACATTAACTGAATTTACTGTGTAAGTAGAAGGGAAATTGCCATAAATACCCCCTAAAACTGTTATAACGTCATTTACAGCGTATCCTGTGCCAGCAGTATTGATAGCTGCAGTTAAAACAGTTTCGCTGCCTAAAGCAGTAATAACTGTGCCTAAAGTAACGCCTGGCCCTTGTATTGTTTGACCAAGATATAGATTACCTTCTACAATATTTGATACAGTTAATATGTTTCCGTTAATTGAACCGATAAAATTACAACCTACTGTAGAAGCATTGATAATTTCGGCTGTTTCAGTTTGAGTTTGATTAACTGTGTAAGTGCCAACACTTCCTGGCACACCTGATGTTTGGCTTGTAATAACTGTTTCAGAAGATAGACCTGAACCAAATATAGACATTCCTGTTGCCAATACACCACTTTTAATTAATACAACAGTAAGGGTTGTTCCTGATAAAGAACCAATAAAAGTGGCTGAAAGTGGTTGCGATATTTTCCATGAATATCGGTTATTTCCATCAACAATATAGGCATATACGCCATTGTCTGTAATACTTACAGGGCCTGCAGATGATGATAATTGACCGACAATCGTAGCATTTAAAGTATTATTGATTAAGTAAAGATATGGGCCGACTACAGCCAACATAAAATTACCACCTGATAATGTTCTTAATCCACGAACTTGTTGATTGTTTTGAAATACTAAAGCAGATGTTAAGCCAGGTGTGGGATAGAGAGATACAACGCCTCTACTGCCAGGTTCTTTTAATGGGTCAACTTCTGCACGAAAATTAATACATTCCTGTCCATCTTGATAAATGGAAGGAGCTTCGTAACTAGGGCCAACAAAGCCAAAGTCTGCCATGTGTTATACCCAAGACCCAATGTTTACATCTGCACCGGCTACTGCTACAGGTGATATTTTAAAATACGATCCTACTTGAGTTGTATAAGCACCGCCAGGAGCAGCACTTAAAGCATAAATAGGGGCAATCGTGCCTGTTGTATTGACTGATATTGTTCCTCTTAATACAAAATAAACATATTCAGTTGCAGAAGTAATTGCATTTGTTAAAACTGTTGGAGTTGCGCTTGATACAAACGCACTATTGTTAGCAACAGCTAAAGATGAACTTGATGCACTATTTTGACCAAGAGCTATATAACTAATGTTATTTAAAGTAGCTGAACCACCAAATCCTAATGCAACTGTGTGAGATGTTGTTCCTGCTGATTTTAATAAAGATACAACAGATTCAAATTGATAAGATGTAGAACCTTGTAAATTTATAGCGTGTGATGCGTTAATAGTAGTAGATGCAACTGTTTGTGAGTTATTTACAGTATAAGTTCCTGCGCCACCTGTGCCTGATACTAAAGCAGTAATATATGTGCCTGAAGTAACACCTGTGCCTGTAATAACTTGACCAACTGCAAAAGTGCCTGTAACTGTTCCGCCTACTGTTAAAGTGGTTGTGCTGATAGATGAAGCAGTAGAAGTTGCGCTAGTAAAGACAGGTTGATAAGGCGTAATGTTAAGACCTGCTGAAGTTCCGTTAGCACTATAAATTAAGTTAGATGAATATAGTCCGCTATTGTTATTTGCAACGGGGCTGTAAAGGTAACTGTTAGTGTCTTTAGATAAAAGAAGTGACGGTGTCCATGTTGTTCCATTAGATGTTAAAACATAACCTGAAGTGCCTGGTGATGTTAAACCTGTTCCGCCTGATCCTACCGCTAAAGGTGTTGTGCTTAATGTTAGACTGTTAGCTGTAAGAGTAGTAAATGCACCTGTGTTTGGCGTTCCGTTACCAATAGGGCCTGGGGCAGTTAAACCTGAATTAACAAGATTAGTAAATCCTGTGCCTGATACTGTTCCATTAACTACGATATTAGTAGGTTGTATTGTGGCGGCTTGAAATGTTCCATTATAAACGGTTGAGTTTACGTCATTTAGCCATGATGAGTATATGACACTTGAGCCATCTACGAATGTTGTTGAAGCCATTATATTTTCCTTTTAATTATCTAAAGAATCCACCTGTCAATATCCAACCAGCGTCTTTTTGTCGGCTAGATAATAGTGCATCGTTAAATCTTGCACTTTGCACAGGTTTCATATTGGTGCGTTTAATTGTTGCTTTTCCTTGTGCTGCAAATCCTGTAATCATTGCCATTTGAACTTGTGAACTCTTACCAAACATAGGCATAAGTCTTTCAGCTAAACACCAGCGTAAAGCCATGTTATAGCCTTGTGGAAGGTTTAATACGTCATTTTGCGATGTAAACCTAGAGAATAATGTATTTGTAAACATATGCATTTCACCTTGAGATGGGTTAGGCCATACAAATATGTTTCCTAATGTTTCAGCAGGTTGATAGTAAAGCGCTTTAGGCCATGGGCCATTTAATGTTTTTAAACCAATCATTTCATAATCTTCAAGGTTTAATACTGCAACTGGGTAATCTAATCCCCCATTTATGATAGGAACACCATTAGAATTGGTATTAATACGAACAAAACACGAATCGATATTAAGTGGTCGTTGATAGTAAAGGTTAATGGTTGTAGATGAAACTGTTTGACTAATATTAAGTTGATATGTGCCAAGTTCATTTACATTTCCCCCTGCGCCTGTAAGCATTTGAGTGATAGTAGTGCCAGCAGTAATACCTGCACCTGATAAGAATTGACCTACATTAATAGCGCCTGAAGTAATACCTGTTACAGTTAAGATATTTCCACTAATAGAGCCTGTAATAACTGCACCAATTTGACCTGTTGGGCCAATAGTATATTGAGTTTGACCTGGCGTAATAGAAAATACTATTTCTGATTTATAGTAAACCATCATATCTTCGTTAGACCATTGATCTAACATATCATTAAGCATATAAAATGCGTCTTGAGCATCTTCAGGAGCTGGAGTTTCCCCTGATGCCAATGCACCAATGTCTTTTAAAGCGCCTGAAATAATGTCTATTGGTTTGGTCATAGTTCACCTACGTTAAATACTTGGGGTTTCCAAGGTAATTGAGATTTGCGATTTATCTTTAATTCTTCTACTTGCTTGGATAAGTTAGATTTTATATGACATTCGTCATTAATGATAGATTCATTTTCAATCCATTCAATAATATCTTCTTCTTTTACGTCTTTAAAAGGGATATTTAATACTTTATTACTAAACCAATGATTCCCTTCTGTTTCTACTAAAATATCGTTATCACGAGCAATAACTTTGTATTTAGCATGAACAATTAAGTCATCTTCTTTAGATATTTCTATTATTTTCCATTCAAAATCAATCATGCTTGAATCCATGGTAAAGGTGCTTGTTCAGGACTCACAGGTGGGTTAATCATAGAATCTATTTGGCCTACAATGTTTTGTTCGTAGTTATAAATACCTGTAGGGCCTAATGCGTCTTGCACCCAACCTATAACAATATCTTGAGTTAATTGGTCGTAAGGAATGTAATCAGGTTGATCTGATGTTACATCTAATTCTGTATTGCCTTGTATGCTTGCAGTATATTGTCCGTCTGTGCCTGATAATGTCCATATTACATTGACAACATAATTAGGTTCAGGGTTTTGCACTACATACATAGCATTAATAATCCATGTGTAATTCATTATCCGACCTTCCAGTTAGTTCCATCACTATAAACAGGTATATTTACTACACCACCGCCTGTAACTGTTGCACCGAATGTTGGTGATAAAGCGTCTGTAACAAATGATCTTGCACCTGCACCTGATGTTGAAGCTGATGGTAAAGTAGCTACTGTATAAACTGTTGATGTAACAACACCAAATGCTTTAGTAAGCGTTGTAGAGCTATTACCTATTACTGTTGTGTTAGAG